TTGATACTTCTGCTCGTAGGCAGCGACCATGTCCTGCTCACCCTTGAGATAGGTGTAAGCCTCACGGAGTGATCCGTAGAGAAGAACCGTCTCAAAGTTAGTGCCGAGCCACGAGGTTCCCGCATCCACGATGGACACCGGGTAGTAGTAGTAATTCAGTTCCAAGGTGTACGCGAGGTTTGGGGTTGGACCCAGCAACATGGTGTCGTTGTCCCAAACAGCGTAATACGCAGGCGCACCGGCAGTCGTTGCGGTGGTGAAACATTCCCGCATGAAGTTCACGTCTTTGTTCAGCAGGAACGTATAGACGTTAGTTACCGGGTGAATGGCCGCCAACGAGAATGTCGCCAGCCAATCTGATGGCAGCGACATGTACTGGTTGCCGATCACCGCTGAAGCAGTGGAAGTCTTGCGGAGGGCCGGGATCTGGACCGAGTTATAGATCCGCTCTTCGGCCAACTGGACGAAGTTCGGGATATTGGCCACGAACGACGTTTCCGTCGATTGGCAGTATTCCTGAATGAGCGTAGAGAGTTGTGAGTAATTCATGTTTAAACTAACTCGTAGCGACCGTCACGGTTCCCACAGCCCCAGCCGCAACCAAGAGGTTGGGGGTTAGTGGGTCATCATACGCCTGCGCTCCGCCAACCGGATTCCATCCCCACTGGATGTCCCGGCTTTCAATCAATGACTGGTCAGGTCTTGCATTCTGCAAAGCCTGAGGATCATCCATCGGAATCTTGCCCAACTGAAGTTGGGGTTGATCCACGTCCAAACATTCATCACAGACCAGATTTCCAGTCCAAATCTGATCGTAGATTTCCTTCCTTAACTGGTGCAGTTTAAACTGAAAACCGCACATGTCACAGAAGCCAATCGCATGTTTGCCAGATGCAAAAGGCTGAGCCACCGTTATCCTCCTCCGGTGACGCTAGAGATGTACGGAAGGAACCGTGAAGCAGCCTTGTCACGGTCTTCACCTGCCGCCAACTCAAACTGCGCTTCGTATTCAGACTTGAGTAACGGAATACGATCCGCTGCCTCAGGCTTCTTCATGGCAATGTAGTAGGCCAATCCTGCCACTAAGCAAGGCAGGAATCGGGCTGGCACATCCATGGTATTGGTTCCACCAGCACCCACGTCCTGAATACGCCTGATGTACCAATAGGCCAGCGTGTACTGCTGGACGTTATCGGGAACCGGCCACAAGTAGACAATCGGTGCATCTCGCTGACGATCCACATAGATCTGAAGCGGACGGCCTTGGGTCAACTTGTTGTTGAGCATGGCGTAGTCGGAGACCGAAATACGAGCCATGCTGTAGTCGGCCTGCTGAGTGGTGTTGCCATCATAGATACGCAACTGATGCTCAATCAGGTCGATGGTGTCAGAGGGCATCGTATAGGTGTACACGCCCGGAGTCAAAGATTGGGTTCCCGTCTCAACGGTCCAAAGGTTAATACCCCGGTTCTGCCATTCCTGAGCCATGAAGTTCATGGATCGACGGGCAGTTCTCAGGTCATAACCTGTTCGCAATTCCAGACCGGCACGCTCGTACGCCTCTTCGACGATCTCGGCGAAGTCTGGGTTAAACGTCGCTGTGCCGCTGGTAGCCATTACCGGTAGGTGCCCTTGGTCTTGCCCTTGATAGCGCAGCCGTCAATGCGTCCGCCCTTGGCGTACTTGACTGGGCCACCGGCCATCATTTTACCTTTCCCATCGGCAGCAAAGAACGGAACTTTCTGGCCGCCCTTATCTACCATCTTAAGGCTGCCGCCTTCTGCGTACTTGGTCATACCGCCCCCCATCATGTCATCAGACTCATCCATCTCCTTTTCAATAGTGATGGAGACACTGGAGTCTTTGCCGTTCATCTTGCCCATCTTTCTTCCCATGAGGGAAGAGAGCAATCCCATTCCTTTCATCATGATTATCCCCTCGTAAGGCCGCGCATAGCGCAGCCATCAATACGACCACCCACTGCTTTCTTCTCAGGCTTGCTCATGCCAGCCTCGGAGAGAGCAATAGCCACAGCCTGCTTGCGGTTCTTCACCACAGGCCCTTTCTTACCGGAATGCAGAGTTCCTTCTTTGAACTCGCGCATCACCTTGCGAACCTTGCCCGGCTTCTCAATCTGCTGGCTCATGTTTGCTCTTGAAATCGCCATTACTTCTTCTCCTTAGCCCTTGCCTTTTTGGCGGAAACTGCGCGTTTTTTCAGCAATGCCTTTGGGTTGCTGTACAAACTGCTTTCCTTGCGCTTTACCTTTTCGCTTGGCAGCGGTGGTTCTGGCGTACTCGGCTGGGGAAAGAGCCTTGATCGCAGCCTCTGGAAGATATCTTTCGCCCGTGTCAGAAGATCGTTTACCACTTTTGGTTCTCCATTTCTGAGCAGTCCAAGCCTTCAAGGATTGCTGCGGTGACTTCATCGACTGGCCTTAACGACATCGTCGCCCTTGGTGACAGTGACATGGCCGTTCTCAACATCCACTTTCATGGGCTGCTCTTTACGATCTAACTTGTCGAGTTTGCCAATGAGTTCCTTGATAACGGCAAACTCTGGCTTCTCTTCCTTCTCGCTGGCTCCAGCAATGCCATTGAGCATGGAGATAAGCGCCGTCAGAGATGCGCCAAGAAGGCCCATGACAGCAGCAATCTTGTCTGAATCCAGCACCAGACTGGATGCAACACCGATCACCACAATGACGGTGATGTACTTGAGTCCGTCTTTACCAATGGCTTTACCGGCCACTTCCTTGGCAGACGACTTGGCTTCAAGCCGATTTAGTTCGGCTTGGACCTGCGCCTTGAATAACTCAAGATCAGTCCCGGTATCCACCGCCCTTCTCCTTGTACTTCTTGGCAAGCAGTTGTGCCTTACGGGCTGACCATTGGCCAGCCTTGGTTCCCTGCACAGCAGCACCCTTGATCTGGTTGAACAATGCTTTACGCATCTCGGGCTTGGTGTAGTTACCGGCTGCGTTTACTTTGCTTTTGGCTTTAGCCACGACGATCACCTGTAGCCATGTTGGTTGCTATGCGATCAATCTTTTGTTCCAGCCGATCCAGTCGGTCAAGCAGCATCTGAGAATCTGCTCGGACCTCGGCTCTCGTAATGTGATCCCTTGCGACTTCCTCTCGGGTTCTGTTGAGAAGAATGCCAAGGCGTTGCAATTCCGCAAACTTGTCTTTCACAACCCAACCTAGAATCGCCACGATAAAGGTCAGAATCATGTTCCAAATCATCATTTCCATGGCCGGTTACCACTTAACCTTGTCAGCCCAGTAGGCTGCACTCATCTTGCCTTTGGAAATGTTCTTAGCGTGTCTGGCTTTAAACGATTCACGTCGGTTTCGGTAGGACTCAGATTCCCCGGATTTTCGCGGGGAACCTGAGACTCCTTGTTGTCCGAAGCGAATCGTCTTTACTTGATCGCCAGACTTAGCCACCACCACATGGGACTTAGTGGGATGACTAGGGGTGCGCTTAGGCTTGTTGTAGCCAGCAACCCCGATACGTTTAAGGACCGGATCTTTGGCCATGACTTACCCGCAGATAACTGTGGCATGGGTCAGATTGGTGAGGGTCATCACCGCGAAGTCACCATTACCACTCTTGGTGGTCAGGATACCTTCTGGCGGAATCATGATGTCCTGAGACAAGGTTCCGCTGGGAACTGCCAAGTTCAAGATCACCTTATTGCTTGGCTTTGCGGTAAAGACAATCGAACCGCTTGAGCCATTGCTGACGAAATACACACCCTTGATGCGGGTTCGCGGGAACGCTAGATCACCACCATATCCAATCTTGATATTGCCGGTGGAGGTGGCGCTAATCGCTACAGAGTTGACTCGGGTGTAATAGTTCGTTGAGTACACCACACCGGCACTCGGGCCAGTGACTGACTCGGTGACCACACCGTCGTAACCCACAGCGCCAACCACGACACCGCTAATGGTGAAGGTCTTGTTGGAGTCCACACCGCTGGAGGTAATGGAGACCTTGTAGCCTGTGCCGTTTAAACCAACATCATTGGCCAACAGGCTCAGGGTTCCACTGGCGGAACCAGAGGCGAAGAAGTAGTCGTCGTTAGAATCCGGGCTGACCGCCCATACATCGTATTGCATGCTGAATCTCCATTAGGTTAAGGGGGCTTTCGCCCCCCTTAAAAATCTTACGGAGTCAGGCTGGAATACAGCGCGATGTACTTCGTGGTCGATCCAATCTTGACCGGGATATAGCCAACTTGGGCCGAGACCGAACCGGTAGCAACGCCAGCGGTGATCGTCGTGGTTCCAATGACGAGAGTCGTGGCAGTAACCAAATCACCAACGACATTGCCCTCAAAGCCATTGTCAGACTTAACCGGGCCGGAGAAAGTAGTACGAGCCATTTCAATTCCTCACATGCGAGTGTGTGTATCAGTCTGCATGTCGTCAGTCGGGCCTGTCTGATACACGATTTTTCCCGAATACTCTGTCTGTATACGCCTACAGATTTAAACAGTCAATAAAAAAGGGGCTACAGGATTTTACCCCCGTAGCCCCCAGTGCTAGCCGACTTCTCTCTAGGGACAGCCTGAATATATATCAGGCCGAACCCGGAGATCCATAGATGCCAAGCGGGTCCGAGACACCGAACGAATAACGCTCGCGAGCCTTGTAACGGACGTTGCCCGTATCGAAGTCGCCATCCATGCTCGTCGTCATCGGCGTACGGACGAAGTGCTTCATGCCATTCGGTACGTCGGTGATGATGAAGAAGGCGTTGGTGTCGGTCAGATAATGGTTGACCGCATAGCCTTCCGGGATAGCGCCCATGTTACGGATCGCGTTGATATCGTTGTCGGCAGTCGCCGTACGGAGAGTGGTCTCCATGAGGCGCTCGGCAACGAACATCAACTGCGACGGCACCACGAGACGACGGGGACGAGCCGCAATGAGGAGGCCACGCTCGTCAACGAAGTTCGCAATCGAAATGATTGCGTCTTCAAGCGAGGTCTCATTGAGGTCGGCACCGACAGTCGGGCGGTTGGCATTCGTGCCACCAGAGACGAGCGGGTGAGCCGTGCTGAACAGGGTCACACCGTCGCCAGACTGGAAGGTCGTGAAGCCATTGTTCAAGAGGGCCGCTGCCTTCACCTGCTTGGTGTTGGCCATACCACGGGCGAGAGCCTTGGTGTAACGAGCCGAAAGTTGGTCATAGAGGTTGTCCTCCATGGCTTCTTCCGTGATCGAAAAGCCCATGGCAATCGTCTCGTGGTTGTAACGAGCGGTGAAAGCCTCCTGAGCGTTGTCGTAAGCAATGGCAGCGCCTTCGGCCTTAACCGGGGCAGTACCAAAACCGGACAACTTGACTTCCTCTTCGAATGCCTTCTCCGAGGTCTCAGTCTCATAGACGAGCGTATGCTCGTCCTCATACTTGGCATACTCCAAACCGAAGAGCGCGTTAAGCCCCGGCAGGAGTTCCTTCAACATTTGTGCGCGTGAAATAGCCATTTTCTAAATCTCCTTAAACCGTGACCTTACTGTCCCGACGTGCTGCTGTAGTACGCATGGACGAGGAGATTGGCCTTGACCAGAACCTCCGGGTACACCGTAAACACAATCGTCGAAGCAGAAGGAATCGCCGTGACACCACCGGGAACCGCGACCGCAGCATTCAACTCTACAGTCGTGGCACCAGCCGCAGCAGCCACATCAACGAACGAGCCAGTCTCAATCAACTGACCATTCGAAGCGTAGTAAGCCACGCTGGTTCCCACAGGAATCGCCGCCGGAAGACCAGAACCCGTCAGGGTGATGCTGGCACCAGTGGACGAACCCGTCGCGGTGTAACTAAACGCCGTGTCTTCCACCACGCCCACGCAACGGACCGGGAGGACCGTGGTGACCGGAGTGGCAGTCGGAGCAAGAACCGCATTCTTGGAGTTACCCGTGTTCACGTCGCCCGTGTTGTTCACCATCGACAGGTTTGCACCGATCATGGCGACAGCGCCCGAAGCCATCGTGGTTCCCGACGAGCAGACAGCGACCTTGAATACGGTGTCCGGATCATCAGCCACATAGGCAATCGCATCGCCAGCCAGCGTCGAAGCAGGCCAGTACTGCGAGAACCGCTTGGTCTTCGTAACAGGGTCGGTGTAAGCGCAACCCAAGAAGATACCGTCAAACTGCGCCGAGTCCGTGCCCGTGGACACAGCAGCGCGAGTCACAGAACCACGCAGCACCTTCACGAAATCGCCGTAAAAGATGTTCGTGGCATAACCATATTGAACCGGCAGGGCACGGGTCGAACCCGCGAACACCTGTCCGCCGATCAAGTTGATCGGCTTCAGCCCGTAGGGGGCCGAAACATTCGTTCCAGAAGCCATTTGAATTACCTCACAAAAAGTTTAAACAGATTGATTGTAGATCAACCACGTCCAAAGGTTGTGCGCGTTGAACGCTCCGGGTTAAGGAGCGGCATGCGCGGGTCGTTTTCTCGCAGATAACTGCGATCAACGCCTTCGATCTGTCTGTCCGAAACTTCTTGGTAGTACTTCTGTCTGGCCTTCATCTTCTCTTCAGGGGCCTTGCAAAGCAGCAAGCCACCGACTTCGACGTTTCCTTTGAACTGAGAATTGATGTCGGAGAGGATCTTCAACTCAGGATGATCTTCTGCCTTCACAGGTTCCCAGCCCTCGCGGAATTGGCGAGAGACGTTGGTGTTGTCTGCGAGTCCACGCGAAGAGGTTCGAATCCAGCGAAATACCCAGCCATCTTTCGGCTCAGGGACCGGAAGCGATGATTGCGGCAACCAAGTGTCGTTGGGACGAGCCTCGGCCTGCCGGTCTACACGAATATTGCGCTCATTAGCCATTTGAACTCTCCTTAATGAGTTGTTTGGCGTACTGCTCAGGGGTTAGGCCAAGTCTCTTAGCGAGGGAGACTTGTGTGGCAGACAGTTGGATTTTGCGCGGTTTCGCACCATTGCTTCGGTTGGAAGGGGCTACGACCGTGGAGGGGGGCTTTTGGTAAGGGGTGGATGTGGCCTGCACATCGTCCGAACCAAAGTAGTCTGGGAAGTGCGAACGCATGGTAGCGTCGATTTCTTGGAAGTACTCCTCCGTCTCAGGCTGTACGCCCTTGAATCGGACCAGTTCTTCGTGAGTGGCATAGGCCATAGCGGTCATCTTCAGGTGCTTCGGGTCTCCGAACCACGGATTCCGCTGTGTCCATGCAACGGTCTTCTCAGTCACCTTGGGTGCTTGAGGTGCCTGATAGACCGGCTGTTGAACCGCCATTTCTTGCGGTTGGGGTTTGGGTCGAGACTGAAGGGTACGCTCGTACTTTTCAGCCTCCCGAAACTCCGTCTGTGCGTTCAACAGACTTTCTTGAGCGGCGATAATCTTTTCAGCATCGCCTTGCTCGTAGGCTTCCTTGTATCGGAATTTGGCTTGCTCAAGGGCAATACTTGCCTTGGATTTGATCTGCTGAACAAGGGCACTCTCACCGCGCTGGATGAGGTTCTCGTACTGCTGATTCTTTTGTGCAAGTTGCTGTGCGAACTGGATCGCTTCCTCACGCATGCGCTCCGCAGCCTCACGCTGACGGCGCTCCTCGTGTTGTTCGTACTTCAACTTGTTGATGCGGTCGCGAACCTTCTTGCCGTAAGACGACAATTCCTCATCAGTTTCCTCTGAGGCTTCGGCTGCACGAACCGGTTTTTTCGGAGCGTCATCGACAATCTCCAGTTCCACCTCATCGGCGGGAACCGGCTTTTCTCCCTGCTCAGGCGCACCCACCTGATAGGAGACCCCGAAGAACTTATCTTCCTTTGATGTCTGTAACTCGCTCATACCTTTGCCACGCCCCTTGGATCTTCGACTACGGCTTCTACGCTGTCGTCGTTGATTAAACGAAACTCTTTGCCATGAACCTTAAAGCGCGTACCGGAGTAGGATCTCATCATGATCCAATCTCCCTTTTTACAGTACGGTCCTGTGGGGAATCGCTCTTGGGATTGGTATGCATCAGGCCCCATCTCTAGGACGAACCCGACGATGCTTCCGATCTCTTCGGCTTGAAGAGTCTGGGAAGCCTTGATAATCCCGCCTTCGGTCTTTTCCTCAGGGTCAGGAAGTGCAATGAGCAGTTTGTAACCAGTGGGTTTTGGTAACTGACTCGCTAGTTTTTCAGACATATTTCCTCGCACCGGGATTTAAACGTGCCCGGAGTCACGCGCACCGCAAAACGCGGAGATGTTTAATCGTCATCAATTTGCTTTGTTAAGTCAAGTAGTTCTCGCTCTGCTAAGGCGAGGCCATGTATGACACCACAACAGCGTTTGTAATCCGCAAAGTCAACGCAGGCACCCCCTGCGATGTGATCCGTCATCTCATTCATCTGATAACGGATGGCCTTACGGAGGTAATCAGCGAGATTGTGGCGGCTTTCGGTCTGCATTCAGAAGTTCCCGTGCAATCTGTACACCCAACTTGGCCCCTTCGACCTGATCCCGCGAGGCAATTTCCTTGCTCTGGAGTTCGGCTTGGGTGTTGGTACTGGCGATCTGGACCCCGAGACGCGCACCTTCGATGCGCTCTTGGGCCTTGAGTCTTTCCTGCTCGGACTGCATACGCATCTGAGCCTTCTGCATATCGGCTTGGATCTTGGCCATATCGGCCTCGGCCTTCTGCTGAATCTCTTGTGCGCGAAGTTGCAGTTTCTGCATCTCCATCTGCAGGACCGGGTCTTGAGCCTCTTGCTGCTGCTTCTGCATCTGGGCCTCGGCCTGATCGCGCTGGAGCAACTGGGCTGCAGCCGGTGCGACCAACTGGGAAATGCGGTATTCCACATCTTCCGGCAGCGGTTCCCCCGGCGGAGGCAGTTTGACCCCGAGTTCCTTTTCGATCTCCATGCGGTATTTAAACGCCAAATGCTCCGCCATGTGGGCAGCAAGCGCACCCTGCATGGCTTGGGCATTCGGAGACTGACCGATCATTCCCTGCAGTTTCGGATCTTGCAGGAACGACATGTGAGTCTGGATGTGAGCCTCATGGTCCTGATAGATGAACGCCTTAATCGGTTGGTTGTTCAACACCTTCATGTTCTCGGTGACCGGATCGGTCGGCGGAACTTCCTCTGGTGTTTGAACAATCTGCGCCGCATCGGCAATTCCCAGAGTGTCCAGCATCTGACGATGCAGGAGCGGCATGTTGTACATCTGCGGGGCCGTGCCTGCTAATTGCAGCGCGGCTTGGTACTTCATGATTCTCTGAGCCATCGTACCGGCATTCGGGTCCGAAACCGGAACGATATCGATCCGATCATCAAAGTCCTGCGCGGTCAGTTCTTTACCCGGAATGTCGTAGGGATATTCCTGAGGACCGTAGTCTTTGACGAGGTTGGCAATAATCTTGAGTTCTTTCTTCATCGATGCGTGTAAACGCGCTTGAACTGCGCTTTGCACCTTCATCGATCTTTCCAACAAGGCGAGGGTGGTTCCCACCGGAGCCTCGTTGTTCATGTCCGCCACCTTCATGTCGGACTGGGAAGCGAACCTGCGTCCCTCTTCGACGATGTTCCCGAGCAATTGATAGAGAACCGTGGAGGGTTCTTTGTACGGGAGGAAGGTGATGTTTTCGCGTAGGGTTCCGGACGGAATGTCCACATCACGGAACTCACCCGGCATGATGGGTGTGTCGTCGCCTTTGATCCGGAGTCCGCGAGTTTTCAATCCGCCCGGAAGGTTAGACAAGGTTCCCGCATCGACCAATTGGCGGAGGATGGAGGTGGCGGATTTTGCCAAGCCACCGACGATGTGGACCAAACCAAAACCATAAAAGCCGAGTCCCGGCAAATAAACGTAATGAACGAAATGCTGGCGACGCTTCTTGAGCGGATCGCCTTCGTACCAGTTACGTCTAATGGAGAGAATCGTGCGGGAACCCTTGTCGATAGTGATGACATAGGGCAAGGCAATCCCTGAGGGTTCCCCGTCAATCGTGTCTTCAAATCCCGGCAAATCGTAATCGATCATCATCTCAAGAAGGGTGTATCGACCATCTAGATCAATGGCCGCATCGCCGTTCATCTTGTCGTACTTCTTCTGGATATCGCTGATATCCGGAGTCGGCTCCGCCAGTTCCACATCTAAATAGAAGCCAGACACCTGAAGTTTGCGAACTTCATTCGGGGTCTTCTTCATGACATGGGTAGCACGTTCGCAGGTGTACAGATCCGGGGTTCCATACGAAACCACGAAATCCTCTGCGGGAACAAAGATGGAAGTGGGTCTTCCAAGATTCGGATCAAAGTACGCTTTGCGGAAAGCCGATCCGGCAATCGCCAATGAGAACAGCATCTTCTCCGTTTCGGATCGATACTCGCTCATGTTCTCGGTCAGGAGATAGTTTAAATAGTCCTGAACGCGCATGGCCTGTTGCATACGCTCTGGGGTTTGTTGACCCAAGATCTTCGTTTCAACGGGGCCTTTAGCCGGAAAGATTTCCTGAATCGACTGCGCTTGGAAGCGAACGACGGCTTCCGAGAGCATCGGGTGGAACACGCCACAGGCTCCGTCCCATGGCTGAGTTCGCTGTTCGATCTTCAATCCCAAAAGATCCAGACCTTTCATGTAGGTCTGTTCCCATTCTTTACGGGAATCTTTGTCCGCATCAAACAAGGCCACGAGTTCCGTGGCTATGTTCGATAGGGTGTTGTCATCCATGTACTGGGCTAGGTTGTCATCATGGGCGGCGGCTTGCTGCTCGGGTCCGAGTTGCAATTCCATCCCACCATCGGGAAGTTCCACCATGATGGAATCGTCCTCCGGTGGGAGAACCGAGATTTCCATC